CCAACAACGCTAATAGCAATTTACACTCACGACACCAACCTATATTTTGACGAAAAAATCTATCGTACGAATATGACAAACCAAGACATCGCAAATGAATTGGGACGTTTAGAGATAGGTAGAAGGGACGAAATTTATGCTGATAGCGGAGAACCAAAGAGTATTGAAGAAATCTATCGAATGGGTTGGAATATTAAACCCGCCACAAAGGGACGCGATTCAGTTAATATCGGAATTGATATGTTAAAGCGTTATGCTCTACACGTAACGAAAGAGTCGACGAACACTATCAAAGAGTTTAGAAATTATAAATGGAAAGAGGATAAGAATGGAGTAGTACTAAACACTCCTGTAGATATGTTTAATCATAGCATAGACGCAATCCGGTACGGGTGTTATACTAAACTATCCCGTCCGAATTACGGACAATACGCTGTGCGTTAATTGGGCTTTATCCATATCGCATACGGATATTTTTTTCTACAATCCCAAATGTCTTTAACGACACCTTGTTCAACGCAAACTAAATGGTTTGCTAAAACGGCTACGTAAATTTCCTTTTCGCTTTTCGGATAATTGCCGAGATTAAATCCTTTGATTTTTTTCTCTTTAATAAATCCTCTGTTTTCGAGGAACGATTCGTAAATTGGTTTTGAGCTTGGCATATTGCCTAATTCAAATGACGTGTCCCATAATTCTCTACGGACTAATTGGTAATCGTCTCCTGTGGCAATTGCTAACGCCCTCACTACGCAATCTCCGATATTGTCGCTTTTGTATTTCATTCGAAAATACTTCGAGCGCCCGCCGTCGTTGTACTCATAATTATTCTGCATAATTTTGCTTTTTGAGGTTTAACATTATTTCAATGAACTATACTACAATATACGAAAAAATAAGTTACCAACAAAATTTTAATAACATTAATTTAGAATTATTTTTAGATATGGCTGACATAGATGGCTCATAAAATATTTTACTAAAAATTTGTTAGTATGGTTAATTATTATTATATTTATGTATAGTAATTTTTTAAACAGAGAAACAATGGAAAAAAAAGAAAATGGGCAAATGGATAAATTTGCTCGCAACACAGGAAAGATTAACGCAATGTTGACGATTTTAAGAATAGACATTGAGTGTAATCCAAGGATTGATTCAGCAATCAAAGAAGAATTGACGCAAGAGATACGAAAAATCAGTAGTTTAATAGACGAAAGTTTCGACGTAGTTAATGAGTTAGTTGCGAATTACAAAACGGGTTTAATTAAAATAGACATTGATGAAGTTCTCGAAAGATAAACCAAAGTTTGAGATATTAGGTTATCACGTAGATTATTACGACGTAGAGAACAATAAGGCGAAGTACATCGGCTCAATTAAATTAGACCAACCCGATAGACCGGTTATGGGTTTTGAGGGTAGGAGAATAGACGACGTGACCGAATTAATGGAATTAAGAACTTCAAACGGAAAGATTCAAAAGATCATAAATAAAAAGGTAATGACTGAATGTACCCCAATATGCGGAAGAACATTAGATATTAAAATCGAAATATGAATAAGCAATTGGCAATAGATTTAGATTTATTCGTTAGCGAGATTGCTCAAAGGTTTTCGAGAAACGATAGAGAGGGGAATGTAAACAAAGAAACATTCTCGGTTGCAGAGATTATTCCAACGTCAGACCATACGGCGGTAGTATTATTTGAGAAGAACACGGGAAAGAGAGCCGCGTTCTTTTTTTATTATATCAATAGAGGAATGGCAAAGGGATGGAAGTATTTTGTGCCTACCGATAGCCATATTACGGGAATGAGATTGTTTGAGTATTACAAAGGGGAAGTGGAAAGACATAATTATAAACACAATTTTAAATAAGTAGTTAGTTTAGGTTAGTTTGGATTGGTCGTCTTTTGGGCGACCGTTCCTGTTAAAAATATTATTATAGCGTTATATATGTAGATTATGAAGTTACAAATTACAATACCGGAGTCACTTGCAGATATTCCATTATGGAGGTACCAAAAGTATCTTAAATTAGTGGAGACAAACAAAGACGATAAAAACGCAGATAAATTCCTTGCAATTAAAATGCTTGAAATATTCTGCGGTGTTCCATACGAGGCGGGCGTAGAGTATCGAGTGAAAGACATAAACGATATATCAATGCGCATAGCAGAGATACTACAAGAGAAACCCGACCTTGTACCGAGATTTGAAATATTAGACCAAGAGTTTGGATTTATTCCTAATTTAGAGGATATGACCTTTGGCGAATACGTGGATTTAGATACATTTATTTCTGATTGGTCACAGATGCATAAGACGATGTCGGTTCTTTATCGACCGATAAAACAGAAGATTAAGAACAAATATTTGATAGAGGAATACAAAGGAGACAATTATCACGAGGCTATGTTACATACCCCTATGGATGTAGTGTTTGGTTCGCTGCTTTTTTTTTACCGTTTAGGGAGCGACTTATCGAAAGATATGACGAGATATTTGGAGACGGCGGACAAGGAGACTTTAGCGAAGTGGGAAGTTTCAGCAAAAAATGGGGCTGGTATAATAGCATCAGCACGTTGGCTCAAGGAGATGTTACGCGTATTGCCGACGTAACAAAGCTTAATGTAAATACTTGCCTGCTCGCGTTATGTTATGAGAAGGACAAAACAGAATTAGAAAACAAACAAATACAAAAACAATTTAGAAAATGAGTATAGCAATAAGAAGTCTTTATTTAGTCACTGACGTTATTAAAGAGGAATTGCTTTCGAGTGAGTTTATAAATACTGTTACATTCGGAGACATAACAGAAATAGATTTAAACAAGCAAACGATGTACCCGCTTTCTCATATTATGCTAAATAGTGTAACGAGCCAAGAGAGAATATTAGAATACAATATGACTATTTTTTTAATGGACATTGTAGATGTATCGAAAGACGAGACTGTGGACATTTTCGTGGGTAATGACAACGAACAGGACGTTTTGAATACTATGTTATCGGTTGGGAATAAACTTGCGGGAAAACTAAGGAGAGGCACTCTGTTTACAGACAAATATCAATTAGAGGGAACGGCAGAGTTTGAGCCTTTTACTGATAGGTTTGAAAACCGAGTAGCCGGATGGGCAATGACTTTTACAGTAATGATTTCTAACGACATCGATATATGTTAGATTTAAAACAAACTAAAAAGTCTTTAACCGCATACAGAGATTTAATGGTTAAAGAAATTAAAAGAAGTTTAAAGGACAAAAAGAAAATATCGTCCGGAGAATTGTACGATTCGATTCAAGGAACGCCAATTGTTGAAGATGTTAATTCTATATCGTTCGGTATTGAAATGGCTGACTATGGAGAATTTATAGACAAAGGGGTTAGCGGTGTGAAAAAGAAATATAACACGCCTTACAAATACACTAATAAAATGCCTCCGCCTAATAAATTAGATAAATGGATTGTTAGAAAAGGATTAGCACCGAGAGATACCAAAGGACGTTTTACAGGGCGCTCTATAAGTTCAGTAGGATTCGCAAAGTCAATATCATTTTTAATCGCAAGATCAATTTATATGAACGGAATTAAACCGAGCCTATTTTTTACAAAACCGTTTAGAAAATACACGCAAGATTTACCAATTGTTATAGCGGAAGCATTACGAATTGACGCAGACAAATTCTTTGAGGTTACAATAAAAACTAACAGATAATGAGTACAAACATTAAAAAGATAAATGTAAGAAGTCCGTACTATTTAACGAGTGGAGACGTTGCACCTACTCCTGTAACATCCGTTGACTGTGGAGACACTTGGTTAACAGGAATAGATGTAGGTAATAGAAATTTTACATTTAATACAACAGAGGTAGGAGATATAGATATTGTAATAGGAGGCAACGACGTGCCAATTAATTTTACTTTAGAATGGGACGGTAATACTGCAACAACGGGTTATATCGGATTAGACACTTACGACCAACAATTATTAGATGCGGGCGTATCTGCCGGAGACATAAATACAGGAGACCCGAGTACAAAAGACACTACATTAACAATCAATAAAACAAACGCTACACCAACTCTGGTTACTTTAAACGTATTAGCGCCTTTAGTAAATGATAGCTATTCATTGGAGTTTAATTGCCCTACGCCAAGCGCTCCAACTATACCTTGTGGAGCGGGAGCGAGTTATAATGGCGGGACATCTTATCCAAGTGTACAGAACGTAACATTAGGAACAGACGCAGGAGTTGTTACTTTAAATTTCGATGCTTATAGCGTTCCGGATAGATTTGTAGTTGAGTTCCAAGGCTCGGTAGTAATTGATACAGGATATAGGGGAGATTCTTTTTATCAAAACGATTTAAACAACGCTCTTATAGCATTGGGAGAACCTACCGCTCCTATTGTTGGATTAGGGTCTGGTAGTGCAACGTTTAATAAAACCGCAGGGACAACAACCGCAACAGTAAAAGTATACGCTCCTATGAGCGGAACGGGATGGACTTACACTTTAGGATGTCCTGTATAAAAATTAAGATATGGCAACGATAACAGACGCAACACTTTATTTATGGATTTACAAAGGCACGTTGGGAAGCAAACCGGCTACGCCTAATTATGTTTTACAAAAGAACGTAAAAGCGGGAGACGACGTAATAACATTCGAGATAGCTGAATTAGTAAAAGATTATGTAGATGTAACATTTACAGGAGATTATTCAACAGTATCA